GTTTAATGTTTGATCGTCAACAAACCTCTTATCCTATTATCATAATATATTCAATTTACATCTAAGTATGGTTTCTTTTACTTCCGATTTATAATATTCGAATTTAATCGACATATGTACTACATTTTTTGAATACTGTTGTTTCTGTCATTTAATTAAACTATTGCGATAGCGATAATGATTGAGTCTTTTAATGAAATAAACAATGTGGAAAAAACTGTGGAAATTGACGAATTAAATAAAAATAAAGATGTTAACTTAAGTGTTAATACTAATGAAAACGAAAAGCTAAAACAAGTAGTAGAGTCTCCAACCAATAATACTCTACTGCTTGATAGTCTAAAAACAATACAAATGTTACAAAACGAACTGATGCTTGAAAAACAAAAAACCTTAAACATGCTTAATGATAATATGAAATTACGTCAGATTGTTAAATTATATGCATCTCTAGGTGTTAGCGACGAGGTAGATCCTCGTTCAGTCATGTTGATGAGTGCCAATAACGTCGGTTTTGAAGTTAATAAAGGCCTGCAACCCATTGTACCTGTAATGAATAGAGTTATAACTCCTAATCCTCATTTGGATAAGTTGATCCTGAGTCATGATGATTTGAAAGATGTGATCGCCTGGGCGCTAAATAACGTAACTGAAAAACCTGATGACTATTTGCCTTTGTTGCGTGAGAAGTTCAAAACGACACCTGAGGGTACTGCTGAGCGGGTGGCTGCTGCAATTGGTTCTCTGTTTTACGGTGATAATAAATTTATAGGACCTAGTAAAAGCGGTTTGATAGGAGAGGCAACTTTAGAACAAGCTGTGTTAACCGTACCAGTGACTAGTTTAGAAGACGCTGCTGCTCGAGCGCACGATATTGGTGTATCTATAACGGACTCTGCCCATGTTGATGCAATTTTACCACCTGCTGCTGAGTTTGCGCAAAATTTTTCACCACTATTCATATCTAGACCTGTAGGCCGTCAAAGAGGAGTCATAACCAATAAGCAGTTAATTAAAAAGGCTGGTGACGTCGAGAGTAATCCTGGTCCAGGAGATAGTATTCTCGAACGCGGAGGGTATATGATAGTAACTGAGCGTAATAATATACTTGATTTTGCTCTGGGAGCATGTTTTAAACAGGACGGAGATGATCTACAAACGCACTATTTTAGGAATGTACATAATATTGATGATGTCTACCAGATTTTGAATGGTGTTTCTGACCTCTATGAAGTTCAAGAGGGATTATCTTGGACTATGCATGGTTTTGAGATGGTATTGGTCCCTGTCTATATCTGCCACTATGTTAAACGGCAGCAATTACTACTTTCTGGAGATGTAGAGTTGAACCCTGGTCCTCGTGAAAACCAAGCCAGAGTACAGAAATTAAACCCGTTTACAAGTACGGTTGGTGTTACTGATATAGATAAGATGCTAACAGATCCGACTGATGCAATGTCATACATAAACGTAACTCCTGGCGCGTCATTTTATAATCTAAAAGCTAAGCTTGAGAACGGGGGTACTGCAACTTTAAGGTCTGGTGCTGACAATCTTACTGATCCTGGTCTTGCAAACTGTAATTGGTCGCAAGTAGGAGGATACTCGACCGATGGTTATGGTGGTGCTAGTACTAGTAGAAGTAGGGCTTCATATCGGCTTGCAACTTATGGCTTCAGTAATAGAATTCCTCGTGCAGATAAAATTCCTTATGGAGAGCTCGGTACTGGTTTGGGTAATAGTTTGATGGATTTTCCTAATTTTACAGCGGCTGAGAGAACTAATACAAATTCTGTTTCCGGTAATTCATTACTTCAAATATATTCTCGTACCCCCGTGGCTGATTTCGGTGATTACATTCAATTAACTAGATTGATTTGTTATTCCACATTGGCTACTCCATTTATATTCACCGGTACGTTTATGGACTGTTGGTTACCTGATTGTATGAATATTATTAATGCGACTGAGAATAACGTGATGGATGGTTTATTTCCGGGATCATCCAATGACGATGCAGCTGCTTTGCCTGATATTGACGCTATAGTGATTACACAGGAGACTTATGCTGAATTTTTACTGGGTAAACAACCAATACCTTTCGGCTGGGATATATCTGATGATTCTCGTGTTGCTATTATTCCCATCGACCAATCGTGGTCTGTTGAAACGGTGGCTTTAGTAACCATCTGCCATTTAGAATTCCCTTTTTGTTTGCTGGACCCAACAGCTAATGGTATAAATGCAAATATATCTACAAATGCTAATGCTGTGTCAACTGCTGCTGCTTCTTTAAATCCTTTAATGTTTACAGGCAGTAAAATAGAAGGTCCACGTGAGCGGGTGATATATGTCTTGGGCAGCAATAGTACCGCTCCCCTAGTATGTTGGAACTTACAAGTTCAAGAATATGATCCATCTGCGCCAACTCCAGCAACAGATATTTCTATGGCGCTTGCTGAGTATATAAACAATAGCTTATTGCAACGTGAGGTTGCCCCTGTTTTGGAAGCTTTTGATTATTTTGGTCGTTTTGCTACAATGCAAGATTATAAAGCTGCTTGTTTATTCGCAGGTTCTATAATACAACGCAAGGTCCCTTACATGCCCCACCAGGTTATAGGCGGGGCAGCGACACCCGTTCCTGTTCTGGGGACAGTTATTCCGACTTGGAATCCATCTATAGCAATTCGCACAATAGGTAATGTGGGTGGAAGAACTGCGAATCTACAAGCTGCAATATCGGCTACGCCCACTTATAATCAATTTGGATTTATAGATTACTACTCAGTCATGCAACCTGTTGGAACTGCCCGGGCAAGTGTGCCGGCCTGTGCTACGTATCAAATGAATACCGGGCTAACTAGATATGGGATATATATCGGAATTTTAAAGAAAAAGACCATGGCTGCAGCTAATATGTCTGGTTTTTTTAAAGGTAACCTAAACGCCCTCGCTTATGCAATTTGGAATAGTAGTGATATCTGTATGGCCATAACGGCCGAGTGGTTCATTGAGAATGGTGTTACAAATCATATGTTGTATTTCCCAGGACCGGTCGCTGTGAGTAAGAGAACGAGTATCTGGACAAAACTGGCTGATCTCTGGTTAAATTGGCAATCAGCATATGTGGGGATACCCTTTATGCGTATGGCTATGCCGTCTTTAGCAGTAACTGACCCAAACTATGAGCAACCATTGTATATGTCGATCTCTTCATGGTACAAGTCACCTGTGGTCCTAACTAACAGACATCTGTTTGATAATTTAGTGGAAATCGATTTTGCTCCGAACGTGACATTGATGAATAGTACTGCGGAAGCATTTGAATTCGGCGCTCAAGCTATAGTTAATGCCGGACCTGGTAACCAAATGGGCGGACCGAGTGCTGTACAAGCTATAAGGTCGATAATGTATAAAGAGGTGAAAATCGAGGGAACTAGTAGTACGGAAGAAGTTATGCAATTGTGGGCTAAGAACGTGTATGCGCAATCTAATACACAGCACCTTGCTAATAACAATATATACGGACGTTGGTCTTCACTCACTTTGCGCGAGAGACAAGGCGGGGGGCATTGGTATTTGAACCCTGTTTTTATGTACTTTACTGATTGGTTAAGATTAATTAATGCGAGTATAAGTGTGAACAACTATAGAGATGGTGTGCGTCCTTTGTTAGGCATGTCATTACCCGTGTACCCACCTGACTATGATCCGGTTCAAGGATTTCAATTGTTGTTGTCAGCTACAAGTGACGGCGATATAAATGCTGCGCGACCTATGATATCACTCGACGGTTCCGGTACTTACGTATATGGACTCTTAAAGTCTAATTCGTCCACCCAAGCATTTAGGGTGGCGAATAATCCTTTTTAGATGAGCCAGGACCACTGTCTGATTTGAAAAATCTCGAAAGAGGGTTTGAACCTGTGAGATTCGATAATCTAGATCGACCTAGAATCAGACAGAGATATGCGATAGGTCAGGTTAGTTGGGAAGACAACTATTCTAAGTTAAGTGACTGGTCTAAGAACCGAATAAGGTTTCATATGCATAATAAAATGTTAATTGATGTAGGTGAGCCAACAGTAAATATAGCATATACAATTTATAGAGAGGCTCTGCGAAACAGCGGTCAGGGGTACCTGATAACAAAATTTTCTTTAGATAAGGTTATGACCGACCTTGGTCAGGCTAGGGCGTTAAGTGAGTATGCGAAAAAGAAGGGTACTGTGGTTGATGAAAATTGGCGGTCACTCGTTGATTTACATAGACTACGAGATTACTTACCATATGCTGCTGATGCTGAATTTGTCGAGGATATAAAAGACTGGGTTCAGCGAAAACCTTTACATACTTGGAATGGTGACGAGCGTAAGTGGTATCACAAGTTTAGAGAAAAATTCAGAGAGGTGTTACGGCGTGGTGGTAAACGGCCTGACAAAGTAACATCTATAGATGAATTTATCGAAAACGGTGATATATGGTGTACTTCTGGTTCTGGTTTCGAACCCGATGCTGGAAAACTGAAGGTGTATAATTTAACAAAGAAAAGTGAAGTAGAGGTGAAGAAAAATAAATGGAGTGTACGTTGGTCTTTGAGCAATTATAAAATAAAGCGTTTAATATTTAAAAAGAGACATCAAAGATGTAAAGCTGTACAGAAGAGTGAACCCGGTAAGGTACGCGCTGTTATTAGTTCTGATTTAGCATTATATTTGAAGATGAGTTATGTTAGTACTTTTTTAGAAAAGATTTTTCGGGGTAGGAAAGATAGCACCCTGTTTATGGACGCTGATGCACGGTTTGAATTATGGCAAAAAATGGCTTATGATGGTACTCAGAGGATGCCTCTTGATCAGTCTGAGTTCGATAGGAATGTATCGTTCGAACAGATTACGATCATGCTTGAAGAAATAAAATACTTTTTAGTCGATATGCAAGCACCCGCTGATATTCTGGAGGTTATGGATTTGATAATCTATGCTTTATCAGGTGGCTACGTTATAATAGGTGGTGTTAGGATACCGATACACAATGGTGTTCTATCCGGGTGGCGATGGACTGCGCTTCTAGATACTTTAGTCAACTTGACAGAGTTAGCTATGGCTCAAGAGTGGGTGCGTGAGAACAGCGTTATACCTGCTGAACTTGTTGATTATAATGCTCAGGGTGATGATGATTGGTTAAAGATAAATCGTCGTGATACAGCTATCGCCCTTTGGTTAGCGTATGAGTCGTTTGGGCTGTTTGTCAATCCGGGGAAGTTTTTTCTTGATACAAGACGCGATGAATATTTACGAAGAGTATATGATAAAGGAAAAATCACTGGTTACCCCGCTAGGTCAATTACAAGTATAGCGTTTAGAAATCCTGTAAGTGAAAAAGAGACTGTCGGAGCCGACAGAATACGTCAAAGCTTGACTAAATGGAAGTTGTTTAGTGAGCGCTTGGACGTTAATTTTGATGGAAGTTGGTTCTTCAAGAAATGGCAGCAGGACGCGGTACAAGGCACAAGAGGCATAACAAAGCAAGAAGTTGTAGCGTGGTTTAATCAATCTGCTTGGGTGGGCGGTTTAGGATATGATTGCCCTCCAGTGAACGATAGTCCTGTCCCAGGTTCGTCTTTTCTGGTTCGTGATCCAATACAAATAGATGCTGATGGGTATAATGAATGGGTTAAATTCGCTAGTAAATATGCTGTTTCTGAGCGCGACTGTTTGCGGTTTGCCTCGAGCACACTAGAATTCGGTAATTCAAAGTTAGCACCTTGGGTGCGTTACATTATTAGTAGTGATAAAATAGAAGCTGGTATCCCAGTCGGTCTAGACTGGGATGTGCCCGGCTCTATTGCTGTGGGATTGAGTGTTCGGGCTCGAGCAAAAGCTAGAGGTATAAAATGGTACCCAAGTCTCACACGCGCAAAATCAAATTCACATTACGAGAATTGGGAGTTCGAATTGCCTAAATACGTAGCGGATGATTTTAAGTTGAGTCATATAAATAAGAGTAGGAATAGTCATAAGGAAGTTCTAATGCCTGGGATAAGTTTGACCTTGGCTCAGTTGTCTAGTGAACCAGCGTTAGTTTGGCAAAATTATAATGAATCGTTGTTTTTACATAAGCCCAGATCCTGGACGAGAGATTTCTTGTCAGGCAAGCTTAAGAAATTTACCAGTATTCGTTCCGGTTGGGGTATGGATGCTGTTGGATATATATCTGGCAAATTATTTAATACGTGTGTAAACATATTTTTGGGTATAAATAGACCCAGCATATCATTATGGAACAGTCTGCTGGCTAGTGCAGATGCTGCTGTTCCACGATATTTAGCCTTACTCCCCGTTCGTGTGGTAGAGTAAGTTTATCCGGAGAGGGGCCGAGACGGTCGATCAGGGTGGGGAGGTGTGTGAAGATAGGATTATAACACCTTCAGGATAAATAAATGTTTGCATAGCTTTACGTTAATATCTAAGTAGGCCTTGGGAGGAGGCGCAAGCGAGACACCGTAACCGGG